ATCTACAGACCTTGTAGTACCCCTTTGACCAGCTACAACTGCGGAATACTGTCCGTTTGCTGAACTGAGTGATCCTCCCAACATAACAGCGTTTATTGCTGATGCTGTGTTGGTATCGCCACCAAAAACGCAGGCTGTGTTTGCAGTAGCTTGGTTGGAACTTCCACCAAAAACTCCTGCGTAAGTGTTTGTTGCGCTACTGACAGAAGCAACCACTATTGAACTGGTGCCGCTAGCAGTATTAGTATTTCCTCCAGCAACAAAAGAGTATGTGCCACTTGCGGTATTATTTAGTCCGCCAACTGCCGCCGACTGCGTTCCTGATGCCGTAACGCCTGAACCTGCGGCAAATGCGTTAGTGCCAAAAGTTGTGCCACCGGCAGTAGCAAAGCCGTTTGGTGCCGAAGAGTTTGCAGACCCTTGGCTGATGCAAGTCCAGCCTGTAACAGAGGATGCGTTGGTCGCTTGGTCAAGCGTTTGCTTTGTGTAGAAGAACTGTAGCGTTTGTCCGGGTCTGACCCGATAGATGTTGTCGCCGCTTCCAGATATTCCCGAGGTAGTATTGCGAGCGTCAGATGCGTAAATTGCAATTGTCAAAGCCGTAGTTAGGTACGGCGAATTAATGATGGTAAGTGTTTTGCCCTCTGGGTAAGCGGTAGGCAGGTACAGGTTGATAGTTGACGCAACGCCAGTTTTAAAAAACTGAATAGGCGCGCAGTCATCCGTCAAAAAAACACTGCGGTCTGCCGCCGTAGACGCGCCCCGAACAAAGTCCCACACCTGTACCGCAGGTGTGTTAGTAACGGGAAATCCGTTAAACATTAGTAGTCTCCAGCAATTGCCGTGACATGAAAGCCAGCAGCTACCGCCGTGCCAAAAGTAGCGTAAATCCTGTATCCAGCAGAAATACTGATACTGAGTGGCAAAATAATGTCTGGTTGTTCTGCTGTTTCAGAAACCGTAGTAGCAGAAAGAGTGCGCTCCAAATACAACGTATTGTTTGCCGCTGTCCCCGTTGCGCTGCCGTTATTGATCCATAAGCGCATAACCGTTTGCACGTTAGTGCCGAGCGCCCTCACCTTGATGAAGTCCAAACGTGAGCCATCAACAGCCTTACCAGTAAAGATCGGCCCGTAGATCGTACCGCTGGTCAGGTCTTTGGTGGTGTTTGCCGTTACGCCGGGAGTTGCAGCGTTTGCTGCTGCGCCGCTGACCCATGTGTTGATGGGCGCTAACGGAAAAATAGGGGAAGTGTTCTGTGCCATTTACATCGCTCCAATCATCCAAGTATCGAGAAGGGCTTTGGGTCGTTGAGAACTAGCTCCACCGCCCGGAATGGTAACTGTAACCGCGCTGCCTGCTGCCGTTGCGGTCACGCCAGCGCCGGTAAAGTTGATGCTGGACGCTGCACTAGTAAGCGTAGTGCCTTCATCTTGAATCGCTAACGCGCTGCCAGCCGCCCAGGCAACGCCAGAAGCCGCTGAAGAGTCGGCAGTAAGAACGAACCCGTTTGTCCCAACAGGAATGCGAATATCGTTCGTTCCGTTATGCCCAATCAAATCGCCTTTAGTTGTGGACGGAGAAAGGGCATCAAACGCGGCGGTCTGAGTAGTCTGACCTGTACCGCCGTTGGCGATGGCAATTGTTCCCGTTACATTCGATGCCGTGCCGGTTGTATTCTGATTTAGAGTCGGAACATCTGCGGCCACCAGCGCACGGAATGTCGGAGCGCCAGCAGATCCGTTTGGGGCAGCAAGGATTGTGTTTGCTGTCTGCGAGGAGAAGTTTGATGGCGTGACGGCAAGCGTGCCACCAAGCGTGAGGTTGCCGGAGGTTGTTACCGTGCCAGAGAGGCTAAGACCACTTACCGTTCCTGTACCACCCACCGATGTAACAGTACCAGTGTTGCTTGTGTATCCACTGGGGTTGCTTGCAGCGTAAGCGCCAAGTGCCGTGAGAGCGCCCGCCGCTGTGGTGGCTCCTGTACCACCATTAGCAATCGCTACCGTACCGGTCACATTCGAAGCTGTGCCGGTTGTATTCTGGTTCAGCGTAGGAACATCTGCCGCCTGGATGGTTGACAGCGTGATGTTCGTGCCGTTGCCACGCAGGTACGAGCCGGAAGTGACGCCCCCCGCCAAAGCATTGATGGCGGTTTGCTGAGTTGTCTGACCTGTGCCGCCGTTTCCAATCGCAACTGTCCCCGTGACGTTAGCTGCGGTGCCGGTTGTGTTTTGGTTCAGCGTCGGGATGTCGGCAGCAACAACAGCTCTAAAGGTAGGAACGCCAGACGATCCGTTAGGCGCAGCCAAGACGAAGTTGGCCGTCTTGCTGGCGTAGGGATTCTGCGTATCCCCATAGCCAGAGGCCAGGCTGATTGCAGGCGTTGTTCCTCCGCTAGAGGTCACAGGCGAGGTGCCCGTTACGCTGGTGACCGTTCCATCACCAGTTCCTGCGCCGATTGCCGTTCTAAACGCCGAAGCGCTAAGAGCCGACACAGTATTGTCGGCGTTAAATCGAGGAAATGTTACCGCCGACGGATTGGTCAGGGTAAACAAGTTGTCGCCAACAGTCGTCGAGCCAAGATTGGTTCGCGCCGTCGCCGCAGTCGTGGCGTTAGTTCCTCCGTTAGCAATCGGAAGCGTGCCGCTTACTTGGGTTGTTAGGCTAACGCCAGAAAGCGTGCCGCCCAGGGTCAGGTTGCCAGAGCTGGTGACAGTGCCAGACAAGCTGATGCCGTTGACAGTCCCCGTACCGCCAACGCTAGTGACCGTACCCGTGTTGTTGGTGTAGCCACTCGGGTTGCTGGCCGGATACGCGCCAAGGTTTGTGAGCGCCGTAGCCGCCGAGGTCGCTCCAGTTCCTCCGTTGGCGATAGCCACCGTACCGGTCACATTGCTGGCCGTGCCGGTCGTGTTTTGATTCAGGGTTGGCACATCTGCCGCCTGAATCGTAGACATGACCACATTGGTGCCGTTGCCGCGTAGGTATGATCCAGAAGTCACAGCCCCCGCAAAGGTGTTCATTGCCGACTGAGCTGTAGTCTGACCAGAACCACCGTTGGCAACGGCCAGCGTACCCGCCAAGGTAATTGTGCCGCTGGTCGTGATAGGCCCACCGCTGGTGGTCAGGCCAGTAGTACCGCCAGATACATTAACTGAGGATACGGTTCCAGTTCCCGCAGCCACATTGACCGTCACACTATCGCCAGACGATGTGGCGGTGACATTGGCACCCACAAAGTTGATGTTGCGAACGCCGCTGGTAAGCGTAGTGCCCTCGTCCTGGATAGCCACCGTGGAGTTGGTGGACATCGTGACGCGAATCTTCTCGGCCAGATCAGCCGCGACGACCTCTCCGACGTTGATCTCGCGCCCGGTCGATAGCGTGATGATCAGGCTACCGTCGAAGTCGATCTTTGCGCCAGTAACAGACACGCCGTCCTGGCCATCCTTACCGTCTTTGCCGTCGCGTCCGTCTTGACCACGCGGCCCCATCGGCCCTTCGCGGCCATCTTGGCCTGGCTTGCCATCTTTGCCATCTTTGCCATCAACGCCATCTTTGATAGCGGAAGCTCTGGCCTCTAGTCGGTTTCCAACTTCGTCGTATCGAGAACGAATGTCAGCCTCAATCTGCTTGAGCAGATCAATGACGACGCTGACATTGCTCTTGATGTTCTCTTGGCGCTGGATCTTCTTAGACTGAGCAATCGTCCGCTGGATGCCTTGCAGTACCTGCATCTGTTCGTCAGGAGACAAGCCTTCTAGTTGAAGGCTTTTGACGATATTGCTCGGATCAATCATTTCTTGGCCCCCAACTCGGAGGTCAGCTCGTCAAGAAAGTCAGTCTCAACATTCATCATGCTGTCTTTGACCTTGGACATTTGAAGCTCAACAATCTTGTTTTTGTTTTTGATATCCGCCTCCTTGAGCATCAACTCCGCGATCTTGACTCGCTTGTCAAACTCGCTTGACTCTTGACCCGCAGGCAAGTTCTTCGTGGTCGATGCGATCACCTTGGCCTGCACTTCCTGTGGCATGAGCTGCGCTTCGGTCAAGAGCTTCTGTGCCTCTGCCCGGTTCTGCTCGGCTTGGGTCGTCTGCACCGCAATCTGAGCCTGCGCCGCCTGCAACGCCAACTGCTGCTGCATTTGCTGCATTTGCTGCGCCTCGGGATTGGGCTGGTTCATCTGGTCCAGCGCCGCCATCAGCTCGTAGCGGTTCGTGAGGCTGGAGTTGTTCAGAATGCCCTTCAAGATCAGCGGCAAGACAGGCGTGTTGGGACCGAGGGTCTGCAACAGGCCAATGAACTGCTGCTGCTCGTACTCGCGGGCGATGATGCCCAGCGTAGCCGTCGGAATGAACTTCATGTCCACCGACGGATAGCGCTCAGGGTCGAACTGCATATAGCGGAAGGACGCCTTCTGGATGAACGGAATCAGGAAGTCTTCCTGGAAGTTCACCAGGGTGCGCTTGTACTTCTTGATGATGGTCGCCACCGCCATCGACAGCCCTGCGCCATCGCGGTTGACCTGGCTCACCATGCCCTGCGAGTCCAGCGTGCCGGTCGCCTGGAGGAGCATCCGTTCAAACTCTTTTGCCGTGGTCAAGTTCTCCGGGCTAGACTGCCCGAACTTGAACGGGTAGAGAATCTCTGCCGGGTTGCCGTTGACCATGAACGCCTTGCCAGGCTTGACCTCGAAGCTCGCTCCACGCGGCAGTCGGGTCGCGTCCATGCCCATCATGGGGGCCGTGGTCAGCGCCAGCGAGTCCAGATGGCTACGCACCTGGGCATCGATGGCCTTCTGCATATTGTAGGACTTCTCCACCGTCCCGCGCCCCAGCAGGCGGTTGGGCACCGTATCATCTTGATAGGAGATGACCGGCCTGTCCTTCATCATGTACGGGTTTTCTTCTGCTTTTAGCAGCATCCCGCCGTTGGCGATGACCACAATGGCCTCGACCATGTTGGTGTAGTCTTCTGCCGCCGAGTCATCGGGGAAAAGCTCCACCACATCGGTGTCTTCTTCGGTCAGATACTCTTTTGGCACCAAGCCGTAGTAGGTCAGCAGCAGCACCTTCTCGTCTTGGTACTGGCTCGGCTCCTGAGTCGGCTCCAAATCGGTATCTTCATACGACGGAGTGATGTTGACCTTGCGATAGATGCCTTTTTCGATGCCTTCGACCACTTTATGGATCGAAACATACTTTTCGATGGCCACACCCATGCAATCGTCGATGCTGGTGCCGTTGGGATCGAACAGGAAGTTCTTCGGATTGACCGGAACCAGCTTGACAGCTACCCGATCCTTCTCAACCACGCCAATCGCCGCCTGGCCAGACTGTCCGGGGATAGGCTGAGTAGCCGGTTCGAACACTTTCTCCGTTTTTACGATGATTTCGCCGATTCCGGTGCCGTAAATCTCGGCCATTAGCTCGATTTGGTCAATGGACTTGCGGATTTTGTCCTGCTTGAAGTCCTCCATCAACTGCGCCTTGAGCATGGCGACGTCCAGAGGGTTGCCGTTGACATCTTTGAGGTCGTCAGAGATGTCAAAGAACTCGCCCTGACCGAAAATCGCCTCCATGATCTCCGCGTGCCGCGTCTCGACGGCCTGCTGCGTCGCCGGAGTGACGATCCGCGAGCGCTCCGAGTCCCGAACCTTGTCCTCTGCCGCCCACTCACCCCTGAAAATGCGCTCGTACTCCATCCAGGAGTCCAAGAAGTTCACATTTCGGTAGTCGCGCCAGCGGTCGCAATGGTCAATGACAAAGGCGGTTAGCTCTTTGTCGTTTTCCGTGGGTTCGTCGAACTCGTTTTGATCCATATCAGACCCCTGCAATAACATCTATTGGTTCCCAGTCGTCGCTATCTTCCTGCTCGAAGTAGCTAGTTATTGCCATCTGGTCGATGTAACTTAGCGCGTCTGGCAAATCGTCGTGGACGCCAACAGACGGGAACATGAGAAGCTGGTCAATGAAAACATCCCAGTCTTCCTCGCTATTGAGCACGATTCTCCCATGCTCAAAGCGCCCCTGCAAGCCCCAGATGATCCGGTCAGCCTTCTTCCGGTTGCCATGCGTCAGGTCAACTATATGCGAAAACACATTGTTTTTTCGCATCAGATCGCTCAAATAAGGCAAAACAGCGTTCTTGAGCGCCCCCCTCTCGATCCCCACACTCAGAGGCCGGTAGTCGCGCATCTTCATCAGAATCTTCGCCGCCGTCTCCCGGATGTCCCAGCGGCCATGTTCAATCTCCTTGACAAACCACTTGCCCTCGTCCGTCACCTTCACCACCGCAATGGCCGACTCGTCCAGGCGCTTCTTAGCATTCGCCGCCTGCTTGGCAACTTCCTCAAACCCCGCCAGGTCCACCGCCACAAAGTAGCTCCCGTACTGCGGCTCCTCGCCGTACTTGATCCACTCCTCCTTGAACACATCCGCGCCAGCGTTGCTGAAGCTCGCCATGTATTCCTGCTTGAACGCAAAGGTACTGAGCGTCTTCTTGGCCGACTCAATCTCCTTCGGATCAATCAGCGGGTTGTCCTGGGTGGTGAAGTGCCAGCTTTTCCATTCAGGATCATCAGTTAACTTCCACAGGTCATGGAACCAGTTGCGGCCCTTGGGCGTGCCGATGAACATCGCCCGACCCTTCTTGTCCGACAAGGAGGCTCGGATCACCTGCTCCCACGCCTCTGGCTTGATGTCGGCCACCTCGTCTAGCACCGCGTAGGTCAAGCTCACGCCGCGCAGGGTGTCGGGCCGATCCGCGCCGCGCACATAGATCCTCGCGCCATTGATCAGCGTGATGTCCAGGTTGTTCACGTGGCTCGACTGGATCACCTCCCGGCCCAAGTCCAGCAGCAAGTCCCAAATAATCTGCCGGGACTGTCCCATCGTGGGACTAACGTACAGCACCGCCGAGCCCTGAGGACAGCGCAGCCCCTCGATGATCAGCGTCGTCGCCGCTAGGCGGGACTTTCCGCAGCGCCGCCCGGCAGCGATGACCTTGAAGCGCGTGTCGTCGGTGTAGACCTCTTGCTGCCAAGGCAGCAAGCTGAAGTTCAGATCACTCATCGTTGGGTTCCGCTTCGATGATCTCTGGCGTCGGCGCTTGGCCTAGCCCCGTGATGTTGATCGTGACCGCGCTCCTTTGCGCGGAGGTCTTCTCAAAGACGCTCATCGGTAGCGCTCGGTCCATGCACATCTTGAGTGCCGCCATCTGACTCGGATGGCCGTCATCCAGAGCAATGTCGATCACCTTTTGCACGACGCGCTCGCCTTTGCCCTCAACGAGCATCCGCTTGAGTTCTTTGACGCGCTGATATTCCGTTTTCGGCAGGACCGCCGGCGGTTTGTAGGTCATATGGGTCATTCTATTGGCTGTGGGTCATGTGGGTCAAATTTGGGTTCTTTTTACTTCGCAGCCAAATTTGCTTTTTTCAGAGGGGAGGAGGCACCCGCAATTTTTTATGTTCAGCCAATACCCCACCCCCCCATGTTAGTGAGTCCTCACACACAAACCTGGAAGTAAGTGCCCACAAACCTGGAAGTTAGTAAGTACTAACTGACAAGCCTGGAGGTTAGTGAGCACTCACTCCAAGCCTGGCCGATGTTAGTAAGCGCTAACAAACTATGCGGGAATTGGGGACAGAGCAACCAGAAATTGGGGACAGAGTAAGTGGGGAAAAAGCACCTTCTACTCCCTGGCCGGCGCCGATTCTTTTACGCGCTGTTCTGTCCCCGATTTATTAGAAAGCGCGTGGATCGTCGCGTACAAATCGAGCACCTCATGCCAACCACGCGAGATGTCACCCTGGCCGGCATGCAAAAGAATCGCGCGCTGCGCTGGCGAGAGTGTGCGTA